CTTAACACACTGGCAGACCGACAGGCGCACGCGGCAGAAAAGCCGAAGGATAATGCGCCAATTAACCAGCAACCGCGCCGCGCTTATCGGAAGCCCGGCGGTTTTGTTAATGGGTGGCGTTAATGGCGAATCTATTTGATACCGACAATGCACTAACATATGAACCGCATAAAATCGTTGTCGGTGATCGCGTCACTTGGCGCAAAAAGAACTTAGGTGAAGATTATCCCTCTTCAACTTACACGGTTGCTTATGTTTCGAGGGTCTCTTCTGGCGGCGGCACACACGAATTTCAAGTTTCTGGCGTTGCTGACGGTGATGATTATTTGTTCACAATTACATCTGTCGTTAGCGCGAATTTTGACACCGGTCATCACCATTGGCAGTTAGAGATCACGCGCACAAGCGATAGCGAACGGATCGTCACTCAAACAGGTTCGTGGGATATTATCACCGATCTGGATAATAATGTTGATCCGCGTTCGCACGCTGAAATAATGCTGGATAAAATTGAGACTGTTTTGCAAGGCCGCGCTGACGCTGACGTCCTGTCTTATTCAATCAATGGTCGTTCGCTTTCCAAGATACCGGTGACGGAACTGGTTGAATGGCGTGATTATTATCGAAGCGAAGTTGTTAAACAACATCGTGAAGATCACGTTAGGAATGGTCGCGCACACTCCGGCACGATTAAAGTGAGGTTTTGAAAATGGGACTATTTGATTTTTTCAAGCGCACTGAAGAACCGAAGAAATCGTTCAAGAAACGTAATTATGCGGCGGCGCGTGCCGGTCGTTTGTTCGGTGATTTTCTGGATAGTGGTAACTCTGCTGATAGCGAGTTGCGATTTACATTGGAAACAATGCGAAACAGATCACGCGAATTGGTGCGTGATAACGAGTTTGCGCGTAGATATGTCAATCTAATGAAGACAAATATCGTTGGCGACAAGGGTTTCCATCTGCAAGTTAAAGCGCGCAACGAAGATGGCAAGCTGGATGCGGCTGGCAATACCATCATCGAAAACGCTTGGAAGCGTTGGGGGCGTTTAGGTGCGCCAACAGCCGATGGTCGGATGTCTTGGTATGATTGCCAGCGTTTAGCGATTGAAACGCTTGTTCGTGACGGCGAAGTATTTGTTAAAAAGCTATCCGGCACAAAATATCGTGATGGTTTTGCCATTCAGTTTATTGAGGCTGATATGGTTGACGAAAAGAAAAACGAAACCTTATCTAATGGCAATCAAATCAGAATGGGGATTGAACTTGATAAGGCGCATCGGCCTGTTGCCTATTGGGTTTTAACATCGCATCCGGGCGATAGATTATATCATACAGCGCAAGCGCGAAAGCATACGCGCGTACCGGCAGATGAAATGATCCATTTATTTATGGCTAATCGCACGCATCAGACGCGCGGTGAACCGTTTATGGTTTCAGCGATGTCAGCGTTAAAGATGTTGCACGCTTATCGTGAGGCTGAAGTTATCGCCGCACGCATACAAGCATCGAAGATGGGATTTATTAAAACGCCGTCTGGCGATGACTATGTTGGAGATGGTTATGAAAATGATTTCACGCCTATCATCGATGTTGAACCGGGTTCGTTTCACCAGTTAGGTGCTGGACAGGACATTTCGTTCTTTGATCCTAACCATCCGAATACCGGATATGCGGAATTTGAAGGTGCAATGCTTCGCGGCATATCATCTGGCTTGAATGTTTCCTACGCGGCACTTTCTAACGATTTATCGTCAGTTAATTATTCATCGATCCGTCAGGGTGCGCTTGATGAGCGTGATGGTTATCGCGCGATGCAGATGTTTATGATCGAACACTTTATTGAACCGATATTCCGCGCTTGGCTATCTAGCGCGATGGATTTTGGCGGTATTCCGCTTCCATCGAATAAATATGATAAGTTTAGCGATAATGCGATGTTTAGAGGTCGTGGCTGGAATTGGGTTGATCCACTTAAAGAAATAAATGCGGCGGTTGTTGGGCTAAATAATGGCATCCTGTCTATGCAGGATGTTGCGGCGAATTATGGGCGTGATGTTGAAGAAACATTTAGTCAGATAGCGCGTGATAAAGAGTTAGCGCAACAGCTAGGATTGTCAATGGCGTTTGAACCTTTTGGAACTAAGATGCCAGCCCCAGCGGAAGTTGATGGTGGTGATGATGGCAACGTATAAAGGCCAAGATATTAATCTAAAGCCGACCGCGACTATGGCGGAAGAGGCGCAACGCGGTCTTGATTGGCGTAAAGAACACGGACGCGGCGGCACTGAAGTAGGTGTTGCGCGTGCGCGTCAGCTAGTTAATCGTCAGGAATTATCGCCAGAAACCGTGCGCCGGATGGTTAGTTATTTCGCGCGGCACGAAGTTGATAAAGAAGGCGAAGGATTTTCGCCCGATGAAGATGGATATCCATCAGCCGGTCGCATCGCGTGGGCATTGTGGGGCGGTGATGCTGGTAAATCTTGGGCTAATGAAAAGGATCGGGTTATGGATCGCATCGATGATGAAGAGCGTGGATGGGATGAAGAAAGACCATATCCAAACGAACACGCGGCACGCATAAACGAACCAGATCAATATGACGACTTTCGGCGTGAGGCCGATGCTGGCGGTTCTGGCATTGATTTTATCTATGGAATTGTGGATAATACGTCTGAAATACAATCTATTCGCTTCGATGCAGATCGGTACACCGAAGCGGAAGCGCGTGAGTGGCTGGATGACCACGATTTTGAACCGATCAAATTTGAACCAGCCATCGGCGAAAGAGGTGATGATATGGAAAACATCGAAAAAAATATTGTTGAAGACAATGTTGAAGAAGTCACAGAGGATGTGGCTCGCTTTGATCGTTCTGAAATGGTGCAACGCGCCATCGGTATGCAAGACACTGCGATTGATACAGAAAGCCGCACTGTTCGGGTTGGCGTATCATCCGAAGAGCCGGTTAAGCGCAGTTTTGGATTAGAAGTTATTGACCATCGCGCAGAAAGTATGAACCTTGAGTTTCTTAACTCTGGTCGTGCGCCTTTGCTGATGGATCACGATATGGAACGTCAAATTGGCGTTGTGGAATCTGTTGAACTTGATGAAAACGCACGCCGTCTGCGTGCGATTGTTCGTTTCGGAAGGGGCGAACTTGCTTCAGAAGTGTTCAACGATGTTGTCGATGGTATTCGGCAAAATATCAGCGTTGGCTATCGTTTAGATGGTCGCGTTGAACGTGAAGACGATCCCGATGAGTATTATCGGGTGGCTACTACACCTATGGAAATTTCTATCGTTTCAATTCCGGCAGATCAGTCAAATCTAGTCGGCGTTGGTCGGTCGAGTTCCGAACCCTTAAATGAAACCCTAGAGATCAAAGGAGTTGACGTTATGTCAGAAATCGATCTTGACGCGGTTCGGGCGGAAGCCGCCAAAGCCGCACAAAAAAATGCCAAAGAGATTATGACTTTGGCACGGAAGCACAACAAAGCATCAATGGGTGAAGAAGCCCTTGGTCGTGGTGTTTCCATTGACGAGTTCCGTGGCGAACTGTTGGAAGCTATCGGAAACGAGCCGCTGGACACCCCAGCACACGTTGTTGATGCGCCTGTTAAAGAACAGCGTGCTTATTCTCTTGGCAAGATGATCCGCGCACAAGTCACTGGTGACTGGCGTGACGCTGGCCTTGAGCGTGAAATGCACGATGAAATCGTTAAGCGCACCGGCAAGGAAGCACGCGGATTTTACATCCCAGACTTCGCTTTTCGTTCTGGCGTAATGACCACCGCCGCAACTGGCGCAGTAGGCACAGAAAATGTCACCGACAATTTCGTTCCAACTGTACAGCGTGGCGATATGTTCATTGAGGCATTACGCGCAAAGCAAGTAATGGCTAACCTTGGTGTCACATACATCGGCGGCCTTACCAATCGCATCCGTATGCCTAAGATTGCAACCGGCGCGGCGGCTGGCTTCGTTGAAGAAGCTGGCGATGTTAGCGATCAGTCCCCAACTGATGCTGGCGTAACGCTTCAGCCACGCACTCTTGGCGCAAAAGCCGCAATCTCTCGCTTGCTTGCTCTTGAGAGCGTTCCAGCAATCGAACAGGTTGTGCAAGACGATCTTCTGCGTTCCATCGCTGACAAGATCGAATACTATGCGATCCAAGGTTCTGGCTCTTCAGGTCAGCCAACAGGCATCTTGAACGATGGCAACGTTGGTAATGTTGACATTTCTGCCGGCACTGATGTTGCGGCTCTGACTTGGGCTGACATCACCGATCTGGTTAAGACTGTTGAAGACGCTAATGGCGTTATCAATCAGGCCGCACTTGGTTGGTTGTCAAATCCAAAGGTCAAAGCGAAGATGGCAAATACTGTTAAGGTTTCATCCACAGACAGCGTTATGCTTCTCAATGATCCTTGGAACAGCATCTATGGCTATCGTGCAGAGTTCACAAGCAACGTTCCATCAAACCTAAATCCGGGCGATGGTGGCACTGACGCTTCTGCACTGATCTTCGGTGACTTCTCACAACTAATGGTCGGCCTCTTCGGTTCACCATCAGTTATGGTTGATCCATATTCAGAGGGTGACAGCGGCAACGTTGTTATCCGCGTGATGCAAGAAGTTGATGTTGCTCTTCGTAACGCCGCTTCATTCGCTATCACCGATGAGGTATCAACTGCGTAATTTAACTGGTGGGCGGCTTCGGTCGCCCACCATTCCCACAGGGGGCTATGATGAAAATTAAGATTTTGGAAAAATGTTACACTGGGGATCGCGGCAATATGTTTGCTGGCGAAGAACACGATTTGCACGAAAACATTGCAAACAAGCTAATTACTCGCGGTCTTGCGGAAGCGGTTACAGAAAAGAAATATGGTCGTCCTAAGAAGAAGCTGGAAGACCGTTCTTTTGATGTTGCTGATATTGAAACGCCAGAGGATGACTAATGGCTGTTGAAAGCGCAGATGACCGTGCCATCTTCGTCAATGTCGATGACTTCGGTGTTGCGGCGACTTATACACCATCTGGCGGTGCTTCTAGCACTGTTAATGGCATTTTCGATAATGACTTTATCGAGGTTGATGCTGGTGGTGGTGTGGGTGTTGCGCTTCAGCAACCGCGCTTTCATTGCCGCACTGCGGATGTTTCTAGCGCGTCTGAAGGTGATGCGTTAGTTGTTAGCGGTGTTAATTACACTATCCGCATCGTACAAGACGATGGCACTGGGATGACGATGCTGGTACTGGAAAAGAACTAATGGCACACGTTCGCAAGCAAATCAGGGATGCGATAGTTACGGCGGTCACAGGATTAACGACCACCGGTTCTAATGTGTTTCGCAATCGCGTCTATCCGATTGAACAGGCGAACTTGCCCGGCTTATGTATTTTTACTAGAAATGAAGCCGTTGTTTTTGATACAATGACACTGGCGAGATCAATCGCTAGGAATTTGGAAATTATGATTGAAGCGTATGTTGTCGGGACTGCGAATTATGACAACACGCTTGACCAGATTGCCGTTGAAGTTGAAGAGGCTTTGGCGGCAGACGTAACTTTAGGCGGTCTTGCGAAGGACGTTATGGTTACGGCTTTTGAGGCGGATTTTAGCGGTGATGGTGAACAGCCTGTCGCTATTGGTCGCTTCACGGTGATGGTTGAATACCGAACCAAAGAAAATGACGTTGAAACTGCCAGCTAACAGGAGTTGAAAAATGGCAACATTCAAAGGAAACGATGGAGTCGTTAAGATCGGCTCTGACTCAATGGCAGAAGTTATTAGCTTCACCGTTGACCAAACCGCAGAAGTTATCGAAGACACTTCTATGGGTGACACTGCAAAATCTTATAAACCTTCTTTCACCGATGCAACTGCAACGATTGAAACCTATTTTGATGATACCGACACAGCGCAACTGGCTTGCACTGCCGGTTCTTCTGTGACGGTTAATCTTCAGATGGAAGGTGATACCACCGGCGACCATCGTTTGACCGGCTCTGGCATCGTTACAGGCCGTTCTATCGGTGTTTCTCACGATGGCATCGTGACTGCAACTTATAGCGTGCAGATTAGCGGTGGCCTGACTGAAGACACAGTATCATAAGGAGATTTCTAAATGTCACTGGGGAAAGAAATCTTAGATCGCGTCAACAATAGACGGCAACGGAATGTTATCGAAGTTCCGGAATGGGGTGAAGATGATGCTCCGTTGCTCGTCTATGTTTCGCCATTAACGATTGGCGATATCGATAAGTTACAGCGCAAGCACAAAAACTTTTTAGTTGATATGCAAGTGTCTGGAATGGTCGATATGATTATTATGAAGGCCGAAAATAAAGATGGCGATAAGCTGTTCACGCTCGAAGATAAAGTGTATCTTATGAAGATGGACTTGACCGCCATAGCCAATATCGCCGGGAAGATGATGAACAGCATCGATGGGATAGAGGCGCACGAAAAAAACTAACTAGCGATCACTTGCGGTTTAATGTTCTTCAGCTATGTGATCGCTTACACAAGACACAACCGGAAATAGAAGAATTGACGGTTGATGAACTTAACGAGTGGTTCGCTTATTTTAGGATAAAAGAAGATGGCAGATCAAAACCTCAAAATCAGAATCCAAGCCATCGACACCACACAAAGAATATTCAAGGCGGTCGCTAGTCGCCTTAATTCACTTCGTAAGACTGTCTTTAGCTTCCGCACCGCGCTGGTATCTCTAGCCGGTGCTGGTGGCTTTGGTTTTCTCATCAAATCATCGATGGATAGCATCGATAAGATCAGTAAGTTGTCACGCACGCTAGGTATTAGCGTTGCAGACTTGCGAAAGCTAGAATATGCGGCTGACCTGTCTGGATTATCTGTTGACACAGTTGCGCGTGCTGTTCGTAACTTGAACCGCGTAATGGTTGACTTCCAAGGCGGTACTGGCGATGCGAAAGACGCTTTTGATGAACTGGGTATCACCAGCGATGACTTAAATGCGGTTATGGGCGACCAGTTTAAGGTGCTGGAACTTCTAGCAGATCGCTTTGGCAATGTAGAGAACAGCGCAGTCAGGTCATCTATCGCACAAGACTTGTTCGGCGGTCGCGCGTCTGAAATGCTTCTGGTGTTAGAAGAAGGCGCGGAAGGTTTAGCGCAGATATCTGATGAGGCAGAACGGTTCGGCTTGTTGCTATCAGCAAGCGCGGCAAAAGGCGTTGAAGACGCTAACGATAGCTTCACGCGCTTGTTTGCATTGTTTAAGGGCTTGCGCGATACGGTTGTTTCTTTTCTTGCCCCAGCTATTCAAATGGCGGTTGAGTCAGCGCAAAAATATATTGAACAATTAATTAAATCCTATGACGGTGCTGGTGGTATTAAAGCATTTGCGAGAGATATTAGCCTTTCGCTTGTGAGTGCAATTCAAACGTTTGCCGAAACGATGGCTTTCATTATTAATCTATTAGTTGGCGCGATTAACGCATTGATCAACGTAATTAATTTTGTAACGGAAGCATTATTAAGAACGACTATGAGCACCGAAAGATATGCTAAAGTCACTAAAGATGCTTTGTATTATGTTGAGTCTTTGAGCGATACATTTGGCGATATTAACCCACGCGTTCAAGGTCTGATAAAAAGATTTGAAGAGCTTGCTAAGGCAGAGCAACTAGATGTTGAAGCGATGAGGGAGTTGGGGAAAGAGGCTCAATATTTATATGATAATTTTAACAATCTTGGGCTTAGTGGATTTGAAACTGCAAATGCTCTTTCCACTATTAGTATTCAAGCGGAAAACTTAACAAATGGCTTTGAGTTACTTGGCACATCTATTAATAATATTGGCTATCTTCCAGATGATTTTGAAATTCAGTTCTTTCACGTTAGGCAAGCCATCAATTCCGCGTATCAAGCCGGAGAAAACTTAAACGATGTAATGAATACTGGCACAGACAACAGTTACGAGTTCGGAACTGGTCTAAAAGAACTTGCGAAGAACGCACGCAACTTCGGTAAGAATATGGAAGATGTTGTTATTCGTGGCATCCAATCGTTTGAAGATGCGCTTCTAAGCGCAGTAACCGGCACAATGAAGTTAAAGGATGCGTTTAAGCAAATGGCGGCATCAATCATTAGCGATATTATTCGGATGACGATACGGATGCAGATTAGCGCACCGATAGCGGAGTTTCTTGCTGGTGCGATGCCATTTGGATCAACCGGCGGCACAAGCAAAACTGGCGCAAAAGCAATGGGTGGCTCTGTTGCGGCTGGAAAACCGTATATGGTTGGCGAAAAGGGTGCGGAGCTATTTATTCCCGGCGGTTCGGGAACGATTATCCCAAGCAACCAGCTAGGCGGTGGTGGCGCAGTTGTGCATCAAACCATTAACATTTCAACTGGAGTATCGCAGACCGTTCGCGCTGAAATAATGAACCTGATGCCGCAGATCGCAGAAGGCACTAAAGCGGCGGTGCTTGACGCTAGACGGCGTGGTGGTACATTTGCATCAGCATTTTCTTGAGGTGACAGATGACCATATCATATCCGCTAACACTTCCAACCGCTTCGGGCATCGCTAGGGTAAATCTTCGCGCTGTTAATGCGGTTGCGATTACAGAAAGCCCATTCACATTTAAGCAACAGGTCGTTCAACACTCTGGTCAGCGTTGGGAAGCAGAAGTCACAATGCCGCCTATGCAACGCGCAGATGCTGAAGAATGGATTTCGTTCTTGCTGTCGCTTAATGGCGTGAAGGGGACTTTCTTGCTGGGCGATCCTAACGCGGCAACGCCACGCGGAACAGCGTCAGCCACGCCGGGAACGCCACTGGTCAACGGTGCTGATCAAACAGGCGAAACGCTAACGATTGACGGATTGCCAACTAGCGAAACAGGTTATCTTAAAGCTGGCGACTACATTCAGATAGGCGGTGGCTCTGCCGCGACACTGCACAAGGTTCTGGTCGATGTTGATACGAACGCGCTAGGTCAGGCCACGCTAGATATCTGGCCTTATATCAGAACTGCACCGGCTGATGACGCAACGGTTGTGGTATCAAGCGCAAAGGGGCTGTTTCGACTAAGCACAAATCAAACAGATTGGTCAATTAACGAAGCCGCTTTTTATGGTGTAACTTTTGCGGCTATTGAGGCGATAATATGAGTAGGTCGCTTTCTAGTGGTATTATCGGCGCAATATCATCAGAAGCGATTAAGCCGTTTTTTGCTATTGAATTGCGTTTTGATACGCAGACGCTTTATTTCTGGACAGGTCTTGGAAATATTACAGTTGACGGCATAACCTATGTTGGCACTGGTCAATTTCTAAAGGTTAGCGAAATATCCGAAACCGCAGAAATATCAGCAAAAGGCGCGATGATAACGCTTTCTGGCATACCGTCAGAATTGCTATCGCTTATCTTATCCGAGCCGTATCAGGGAAGACTTGGCATTATTCGCTTCGGATTAATGGATGCCAACCGCAGTTATTTGTTAGATGAAGATGGCAATTATGTTTTGCAGGAAGATAGTTCGCGCATCGATATCACAACTGGCGATCCTAATGATCTGGTCGAAATATTCAAAGGTTATATGGATCAAATGAACATCGAGGAAGGCGCGGAAACTTCGACTGTTGCGTTATCGATGGAAAGCAAATTAATTGATTTAGAAAGGCCGCGCGTTTTGCGCTATACTGATGCAAATCAAAAATCACGATTTCCAACAGATCGCGGATTTGAGTTCGTTGAAGATTTGCAAGATAAACAATTTAACTGGGGACGGCGTTAATGTTTTATGATTGGGATATTCGGCTTGCTGATTATATCGAAAGCGTTAGGAATAGGCCGTTTGAGTGGGGCAAGTTTGACTGCCTCATTTTTGCTAATGAAGCGGTGCGTGTGCAAACAGGCAAGGGATTTGCTAATGATTGGATGGGGCGATACGATAGCCCACAATCGTGTTATAAGCACGCTCTAGGGCTGTTAAAGGCTAATAGGTGGGATAATATAGTCGAGGCAATAGATACGCGCCTAACGCGCTTAGATTCGCTTATGCCGCATCGTGGAAATATCATCGGTCGTCAGCGTGAAGATATGTCGGTTACTGGGATTTCTTTAGGTGTCGCTGTTTCTGATCAGGTGGCGTTTCTTGGGCATAACGGAATTGAATTTTCCGCACCACAAGAGGAAGATATTTTCTGGCTAATCTGATGCGCTATTTTCTCTTATTCTTTTTGATTTTCTATCCCACGGTTGTTTTTGCTGATCCGGTGTCAATCGCTATTGCGGCGGCTACTGCCGCTTCTTCAACTGCGGTTGCATACGTGACAGGCACTTTAGCAATTAGCGCAATGAGTTATTTTGCCTTAAGTTTTGCCGTAACGCTTGGCCTGTCTTACATATCATCATCATTACAACCGAAGCCGAAAATGCCATCTTTTTCTGGTCAGCAAGGATATCAAGTCGCCGGTATAGGCGCGGCTCAAGACCACGCGATTATCTATGGGCAAACAAGGGTTGGCGGTGTTGTTGTTTATAAAGAAGCAACAGACAACAACAAATATTTGCATCTGGTTGTTGCGATTGCCGGTCACGAATGTGAAGAAATCACAAGCGTTTATCTCAATGATGAAATACTAACTCTTGATGGTGACGGAAACGCAACTGCGCCATCTAAGTATGACGGTTATGTGCGTGTTAAGACGCATCTAGGCACTGATACGCAAGAAGCCGATGATACGCTTGTTAGCGAGTCAGATGGCTTATGGACGGTTGATCATAAGTTGCAAGGGATATGCTACGCATATATCCGCTTGCAGTTTAACGCCGACAGCTTCCCGAATGGCGAACCGGCGATCAGTTTCTTGGTTAAGGGGAAGAAAATATATAATCCAAACACCGAAACAACCGCTTGGTCAGATAATGCGGCGTTATGTTTGCGCGATTATTTAACGGCTGACTATGGTCTGGCAACTGACGACATTGATGAAACGCTGTTCGCTACTGCCGCAAATATCTGCGATGAGAGCGTTGCGCTTGCGGCTGGCGGCACAGAAAAGCGATACACAACTAACGGATCGTTCACCACCGCCGGGACACCAAGAGATATTATAGATGACTTGCTTCGCGCTATGGGTGGGACAATCTGGTATGCCCAAGGCTATTGGCGCGTTAAGGCGGCGGCTTACACGACACCAGTCTTAGCTTTTGATGAGGATGATCTTCGGTCAGCGATTAAGATCAACACAAGACATTCGCGGCGCGATAACTTCAATACGGTTCGCGGTACATTCAGAGGCGCGGAAACCAATTATCAAGTTAGCGACTATCCAGAAGTGTCATCGGAGTTCTTTATTGATGTTGACGGTGGCGATAAGAGCGTTATTGATTTTGATTTGGGATATACCAATACATCAACACGCGCACAACGTATCGCTAAGATTGCGCTTTATCGTCAGCGTGAACAGTTAAGCGTTTCCGCTTCATTTGGGATGCGTGCGTTTCAAGTTCAGATTGGCGACATCATTAACTTAACAAATACACGCGCTGGCTGGGATGAAAAGACTTTTGAAGTTGTGAATTGGCAATTTGTTCCAGAGGCTGATGGCACGCTTATCGTTAATATGGATTTGCGTGAAATATCTTCTGCGGTGTTTAGCTGGGCGGCAGAAGAAAGCGCGTTTGAAACAAACAACACCACGCTTGCCGATCCGTTCGATGTGCCGCCAATCGGTGTAAATATCACATCCGAAGCGCGTGTTATTAACGAGCATTTGACCAATGTTATTATCGCAACGGTTTCATCTGACGCGCCAGAGCGTATTGATCAGGTGGAAGTGCAGTTTAAGAAGACCAGCGAAACCGATTATCGTTTAGCCGGTTTTGGCGATCTAGGTATAACCGAAGTGCTAGATGTTGAGGATGCGGAATACGATGTGCGTGCGCGTGCGATCAATACGTTTGGCATTAAGGGCGACTTTGTTACGATCACTAATATCACGGTTGATGGTCTAGCTGATCCACCGGCTGATGTTGAAAACTTTAGTTTCAACGTATCGTCTGCCGGTATTCATCTTGAGTGGGATGCTGTTCCTGATCTTGATCTGTCTTTTTATCGCATTAGATATACGCCAGATGAAAGCGGCGGCACTTTCGCTAATGCTACAACTGCGGTTGATAAGGTTGCGCGTCCGGGGAATAGCGTCACAGTTCCGCCGCGTTCTGGCACTTATCTTATTAAGGCATACGACAAATCTGGCAA